TCACATGAGCACCAACTCCCATGCCCGATAAGTTATATATCGGTCTAATAACATACGTTCCATCCTCGGTAGGAGCTACCCCCGAAGGCCCACACTTATATCCGTATCTCTCAGCCACCCACAGCTTATTAAACCAATTATGATGGTGTTGAAACAACGGCCACACCTCATGATCATACATTAATGTAACCTATCCTTCTTAGTATCAAACATACTCACAACATTAGATTCGCGATCAGAATCCAACCCCAGATCTACATCATCAGGATCAATGCCCGCGGCCTCCATCATCTTCTCGAGAAGATCCTTATACTTCTCCTCCGCCGTCTCTGTCAACTCTTCCATATACTTTCGCTCAAGTGCTATAGCTTTATGATACTGGTCCATAAGCATCTGATCGGGTAGAGCTTCCCCAATAACTTGGTTGTAGTTGAGTAATTGTTTGTAGAGAATCTGATAACACATCCATGGTCTGAAGGTGTAATACCTGTACCCCTCATCATCAGACCGTATAATCTCCATTGCGTCTCCGACTATAACATTTGATTGATCGGTGTTAACGAACATCTCACCATTTTCGTCCTCATCCACCTTTGCTATAATCTCCTCTCCACTAACCAACTTATACTGTATGTAATTCATAATATCACCTATTGTGTTAAGATCTACTTACCAGGAACTCAACAAGAAGTCCGATAGGACGTCCCGTAACTTTATCGCCATCTGAGGCGGTTGATGCTATATCGAGATGGGTGTAAGGAATACTCTCAGCGAATGCTTCTAAAAAGGCAAACGCTGTAATAGTTCCAGGGCCGGGCTTTGACGCGATATTCTTCAGATCACTGACACCCTCCTGACCCTTCATTTGATCTGAATGCTCCTGCACAAATGGCAGCTGCCATGCTAGGTCACCAGAAGCAACACTAGCATCGAAAAGCTCATCAAGTAGTTCTTGATCATTGCCCAACAGCGCTGAGTGCGTCGTACCAGTAGCATATAGTTGAGCACCAGTCAGAGTCGCGACTGTTGTGGTGGATCGTGCGGTTGGAAACTTCTGTTGTGCATATGTCAGGGCATCAGCCAGGATTAGTCGTCCTTCTGCATCTGTATTTCGAACATCCACTGTCAATCCTGACATTGAAGTGTGTACATCTCCAGGCTTGGTTGCTCGACCATTGATTAGATTCTCAGAGGCGGGGACAATAGCAACAACGTTGATCGCAAGTTTTAATTCTGCTGCAGCCTTAATCGCTGCCAGTACAGCACCTCCACCAAGCATATCAAACTTCATTTGATGTAGGTTCTTTGCAGGCTTGATTGAATTACCACCCATATCGAATGTTAATCCTTTGCCTATCAACACTGTAGGGTTATCTCCTTTTGACCCACCATTGTACTCAGCTACAATGAGCTTTGCTTCTTCGTCAGAACCTTGAGATACGCCTAATAATAGACCCATTCCAAGCTTTTCCATATCCTTCTCACCGAGGACTTTAACCTTGATGTCTTTGTGAAGGGTCTTTGCTTCCTCCGATAATTTGGTCGGAGTCATGATATTGGCAGGTGCCAATCCAATTCTCTTTGCAAACTCAATGCCGCTCTCAACCGCTTTACGTTGCATCTTCTCACTTATACTATTATAACTCATATATTCACCTTTACAATAATGTATTTAAACTGCTCTTTATCATATATCTTCACGCGCTCTGCTGAGTGTAGGAGGGTAAAGTTATTTCGCTTACCCCAATGCAGATCATCCGCAATATCATACAGCTGGGTCTCCTGACCATTATCCGACTTACGCAACCCCCTACCAATAGACTGCAACACCTTTATTTGAGACTTCGAAGGGGATGCGAATATAATATTATGTAGGTTTCTAATATTGATGCCAGTACTGAACGTCCCCAGTGATGCAACAACTATAGAATTATCCTGCTTCTCAACTATTCGACGTATTGCCTCCCTGTCAGATGTCGCTGTATCTCCTGATACAAAGAACACCTTTCTCGCATCATCCGCTTTGGCGCTTATGATATCGAAGAGGGGTTTCCCATGAGCTCCAACACGCTGATATAGAACAAGAGTATTTCCACTAGTATCCAAAGCCAGATTGCGAATAAACCTGTTACGGGCATCATTGCTAACAATCCAGTCAATTTCTTCTTGATATGTGCGCTTACCATAATCTCTTCTCACCTCATCTGAGTAATTCAATAGCAGAACTTTGATACTAAGTGGTGCCAATGTATCATTATCCTGCAACGCTTTGGTTGTAGTGACTTTGTATACTGGTCCAAACAATCCCTCTAGAACCAATTTATGAGTCTGTGTACCATCCAGTGTACCGGTCAGGCCATAGCGATATTTCGCCTCTGTGGCTTTGTTCATTATCGATGACAACGATTTCGACTTGAAACCGTGGCATTCATCACCTATCACCATTGTAAACTGCTTAAACCAATTACGCTGCAACTTATAGATGGATTGCCATGTTGATAGGATTACTGTCTTATCTGTTACCTTGTCCTTGCCAGAGTATATTCTATGCACGTGGTTCTCAACATCAAACCCATAGTCTGCAAAGTCAGCATACAGCTGCTCAACAAGTGATGTCGTTGGAACAATAATTAGAACTTTGCCTTCTTCATTGGACATGACATATCTCATTAGCAGATATGCTATGAATGACTTACCGGAACCGGTTGGGGATAGTAGTATTGCTTTTGTTCTCTGCAATGCAGTTGACACTGCATCGTACTGATAATCTCGAGGGGCAAACGGAATGTTTAAATCTTCTAAGAGGGGATTGAGGTCACTAACATCAGCAACATCTGTGGGACTGCCGTATCTTGTTTCCTCTGTTTTGACTGTGTAGCCACGTTCTGAACAGAACTTAATAACATATATGTACAGACCAGCAGATAGCTCACCTGTCATACGGTTGAATAGTTTTATCTTACCATCCCACACCTTATTCTTAAATGCAGGCATGAACTTATAACCCGGAACATAGAAGCTAAAGTAATCCGACAGTTCAGCTGCCAACCCGGGTTCATCTATGTCCACCTCCAACATGCTATAATCTTTAAGCCTGCATACTATGTCACTCAATTACATACCTCTGTTATCCTCCAGACTCGAATTGGCGCCATTTGATCATATTACCCACCGTCTGATGCCGCCAATTGAGACTGCTAACTATCTCATTTAAGGTATCTATAAGGGTTTTATAGTACTGTACTTTCAACTCAGATGCTTGAATCTCTTTATCAGAATCATAATAGTAGTTCATGTCACCCTTCATTATCTTCAAACCATTAAGTGGATCAAAGTCCCAACCCAGGGTTTTGATCTCTTCCTCTGACATTTTACCATTGTACCACAGCCACTTCTGCTTCAACAGAGTCTTCTGCTGCATCTCAACACGCTTCAAACGGAGCTTTGCGTTGGTCAAAAGGTTGAGGTACTTTGCGTGTAGGGCAGGGGTTTGACGAGACACTTCGTCTAGTTTGTTACGAGGAAGCTCTGAGTCTTTCGCCCATTCAACGAGGATTTCATCCAAATGCATAATATACTCCAATAACTACTTAATTTCAAAATATGAGAATTTGAACGATACTGGGAACGTCAAAAACTGTACATCACCTACTACTGACTCGAAGTTTATATCACCTACCATGGTGGGAACGCAGTCAATGTATTTGATCTGCTTATTTGGGTTATTGTGGCTGGTCAGAATTGACACAGTAATGTCGGACTCAGTCCGTGGAGCTGACCCTATATCATCTGTGGCTGACTGCCTATTACTCTCAACCATCCTAGTCAACCACTCAAACATCTCTGTGTATGATGTCATGTCTTCATCGAGAATAATGATAGCCGACAGCTCTCCAAATGTTAGCTTATCACCTGGTAGGGACAAGCTCGACAATCTGGGAATGGGGACTTCTGTGGAGGCCACAGAAGCACCTGGATGTTGTATGGTCTGCGCAAAGAATTCCAGGTTGGGATAATTACGCCTATCTATAACCAACTTGAATGATGTCGGTGCAAGATAGTTTATATTAGTTGTTAATTCAGCCATGTTACCTTCCAATAAATCTAACTGTGGGTATTTATAATGGTACTTACCCCTTATTTAGAAAGTCCATCATGGTAGTTGCTATGCTGTAGTCGAGTAGTCCTTCATAGTGATTCAACTCAACCACTAACTGACTGCATCCTGGGAAGTTCTCCTGGCTACGGATTGTAACTACCCCATCATTTGGCTCCATCAACAATGGCCAGCTACCCACTGTTGCAACAATGCTCAATACGGGGATGTCAACATCAATAGACCTCAGATACTTCATAAACTTGGACCTAGGAGCTAGGTCATGCCATATTGGATCCCTCGACACTATTGACGCAAAATTCAGAATCCTTATACCATTCAATGGAGATGCGAGTGTGACTATCCTCCTCACATTTATATCCGTCTCCATGAGACATAGTGATATGAGACCTCCCAGTGAGTGAGCTATTATATCAACTTCACGCTCACCATATTGTTTGTATATTTGATCATGCACATCACTAACACATTCCATCACAGGCCGGCGAGTGTCATACTCAACACAGTGTTGGTTCCACCGCCCCCGCATGTTTGATGTTGCCATAAGAAAATTCCACACACGAGGGGTGGAATTGTTCCCATGGATATAAACAAGCGGCCTTGTATTGCTCATACATTCTACCTCTATATCCCTATATAAGTGTTGTACCTTTATTTATAAGAACTCACATCAGCTTGACCCGGATTATTGTTGTTTCCGCTTGATCATTACCGTCACGATCAATAACCGCATGATGACTCTTCACAGAGGCCTTAAAGGTAACTTCTTCACCTACCACTGGTTGGAAGTTATCAGCCCAGCAAACAATAAGCTTGTTGGTATCAATATCAACCAACTCTGTACGACACCCAGGTCCAAAATGGCCCCTAAAAGGCCTAGAGCTAATCGCTTGAGCAGTGAACTCGCTCCGCACTCCAACATCACCAACAAAACCATCCACATCGGGGGTACGCAATTCAGCTTGCTCACCGTGAATACGCAGTACTGCACCCTTGAAGAGATTCATGTTCTCATCTTCGAAGTCAGTAGTGACTATCCACCGAACATAACCAGCTGGTAGATCGGCTATATCATCACCCTTGTACTTACCAAAGGGAGCCTGATCATGAGCCAACCATGCCATTGTGTTATTAATCTTACTTACTTTGATGCGTTCTTCACGTATAGCCTCAAGATTGATCTCACGTATACGCGCAGCCTCAATTTCCTCAGCACTGCGACGAGCTCGCGTTTCGAAGTCATACACCTCTGACATTATTTCATCAGCAGATTTCTGGCGAAGCTCTCGACCAGCCCTTTTAGCGATTTCAGAAGCCTTGGCAAAGGCTTCTTCCTTATCGGTACTAAGGTTTTGAAGATAATCGGAACCAATCGCAATTGTTCCCTGATAGATTCCATTATCGATGGAACCTCCACGCTCACCGCCACTAGGTATAAACACCTGCTTAGTTACACGAAGGGTGAAAAACCCCTGCTCGCGGCCAGTATCAACAAAATACACGGGAATAAACTTCTTCATAACAAAAACCTCTTTCTTTAATCATGACTTCATTATAACACAATGTCAGAGTAAAGTCAACACTTTTATGCAACCATTTCGTAAATTTCTTTCCATCCTTTTACGCGTGGAATGAAGTGTGCATGCACTCCGGCGCGAACCCAGCCAGTGGGACTTGGTGAGTCCTGCATATTGTAGCCATGCTCCATCAATATTGAATTGAGTCCGAACCGAAGACCAGCAACAGCATTCTCCATCTTATCCTCCACCCACATACACTCTGTATCTCGATACTGCTCCAATATTTCATCTTTATCAGCACCAGTATCTAGATATACAAACCGCTCAATAGCAGTCTCACCAAACAACTTCTTTAGATTCATTGTTCGCAGCTCACCTGCAGAACGATCTGTAGACAATGATGTAATCACATGGAATACATATCCCTGCTCTTCATGTAGCTTGCGTACATAATGCACAGCATCACGGAGGGGAGGGAGGAAGCCAATAGCTGCTGATTCGTTAAATTGACGAATCAATTCCTTACCCTTACCAGGTAAAATGCAGTATCGCTTGGATATATCATAAGTCGGCTGCCCAGGCAAAGGCTTTGGATATCCCTTATTCTTCTGCATCCAAATATCAAACGCATACTCCCAATTAAGCATTACTCCATCAACATCTGTCAGTATTACATTATTCATAATTATTTCTCCTTTGAAACTCGAACCAGTACACGATAGTGCAAACACTGAATGTTGTACCCGCCAGCATAAATGCTTTGAACACTACATGTATTATCTGTACCAATAACATTACCATTAATATTACCATCAACTCCAATACGCAAACCAGAAGCATCGGTGATTTCACCAACAATATTCTTAACCTTACTCACAAACTGCTTACGCTTAATATCAACCTGCTTAGTAAGAAACTTGTCAAGAACAACCTCTTTGTTCTTACCACCATTCATATTCATGTCGCCAACCAGGTTAACAACAGCCCCAGAGTTTGCATCTGACCAATCACGTACAGCTTTCTTAGCTGCAAGGTAGTCATCTGGGTAAAAAGGGTGAGTACCATCTTCACGGAATAAAAATCTCCAGTCATGTGGAACACTGTAGAAGTTATACTTCTCTAACAGGTTAAGATACTCAGCTTTTATCTCCTTAACAG